ATCTTGCAGATCATATAGTTCATGTTAAGTCTAATAACTATGGCGTCGTTGAAGACTGTCATCAGATCCTAATGCATGCCATGGCTCAGTATATGAGAAAGCAGTTTACAGTAAAGGATTTAAAGAGCTTAAAACTATGATTAGAAATCTATGGGAAACTAATCTTCTTTACGAAAAATACGCTGCAGAAGTTACACCTGAATTTATAAAGGATATAATAGATATTGGCGAAGAGTATGAATCTCTTCACCCTGAGGCGCATCTACCAAAAGAGATGCGTAAAAATCCAGAAACTTCTTATAATCTATTGTCCGATCCTCGTCCTTCTTGTCAACTATTTAAGAAGATGCTAAAAGATCGCATGCTAGAGATGGCTAAATCTGAAGGATTCTTTGATCCAGAAAAAATAGTGTTTGAAGCAATTACTAATTTAAGAAAGTTTAAGCATTTACAGTATTCTAAACCACATACACATAGATCAGTGGACTACGTAGCAGTTCTGTTCGTGCAAGTAGGAGAATGCCTTACTAAAGAAGGTGAAAAAACACATCAAAAGATGGCAGGAAACCGTCTCCATCTCTTAGATCCTATACCACAGCGTAGTAGATATCTTAATCACAACATGTTACACGCTATAAGACCATATGCTGGTACTTTTATTATACACCCAGCATATGTATTTCACACTACAGAGTTAAACTTCTCTCACACAGATCTACTAGCACTAGTAACTAATATCAAAGTCGTAGACGACGTAAGAAACTATGAAAGACTATAAATATAATTTACAATTAATGGAAAATATGGTATAATATAATCATGAGCAACAATGTAATCCTCTTTCCAAAAGAAAATAAGAATCTAAGTAGGATGATCTCTATAGATGAGATCGACCACAACGTCGAGCAGATGAATCTCTATCACATTCAAGAGACCATCGCCACCATCATTCCAATTATCTTTACTCATCTGGACATCGCTGGGTTTTATCCAGACGAAGAAGATCTAGAGACAGATATCAAGGACGGGGCTTTCTTCGTAGAGGCTCTACGATCGATGTTGTGTAAACACTATGATATATATCATCCGTTTCAGAAAATAACTGAAAATATATTCTTAGACGATGCGGATGAAGAGGGTGCTCTTAAGATAGCAGATAGTATAACTATAGATCTGAAAGAACACAAAAGCGAGGAATAAAGTGATTATCGTCGATTTGAATCAGGTGATGCTGTCCAATCTTATGGTTCAGCTTGGTAACCATCTAAATGCCCACGTGGAAGAGGCGATGGTTAGACATATGGTACTAAACTCCATACGCTCGTATAAGCAGAAGTTCTCAGCAGAGTATGGAGAACTGGTAATAGCGTGTGACAACACCAACTACTGGCGCAAGCAGCTGTTTCCATACTACAAGGCTAACCGTAAGAAAGCCATAGCCGAGTCAGAATTAAACTGGAAAGATATCTTCGAGTGCATGAACAAGATCAGGGCTGAGCTCAAAGAGTTCTTTCCTTATAGGGTAATAGACGTTGAGTCTGCTGAGGCTGACGACATTATTGGCACTCTCGTGGCTGAATTTGGTCAGAATATAAATACCGGTATGAAGATCCTCATCCTATCAGGAGATAAAGATTTTATACAGCTTCATAAGTTTGCTAATGTTAGTCAATATGATCCAGTCAGAAAGAAAGTCATTAGCCATAATGATCCGGATAGGTTCTTAAGTGAGCATATCATGAAGGGTGATGCTGGCGATGGTGTTCCAAACGTACTCTCAGACGATAACTGTTTTGTCGTCGGTACGAGGCAGAAACCAATGACCGCTAAAAAGATGGAGCAGCTATTAAATAGTATTCCGGGAAAAGACTACGACGAGAAAACATATCGCAACTTCTGTCGTAATAGACAACTTATCGATCTAAGTTACATCCCAAACGAAATCAAAGAAAAAGTATTGAATCAGTACAATGAGCAGGTCGGTAAAGATCGCTCAAAACTAATGAATTATTTTATAGTCAACAAGCTAAAGAACCTAGCTGAATACATCAGTGAATTTTAAGGAGAGTTAGATGGTAATTAGTCTATATGAATTTCTCGAGAAAGTGTCAAAATTAAAAAGAACACAAGAGAAGATCGACGCGATTAAACACAATGATAGTTTACCCTTACGTATTATTCTACAGGGCGCGTTCGATCCAAGTGTCGAGTGGCTTCTTCCTCCCGGTGAGCCTCCATACAAGCCAAACGACCTCGTAGACCAGCAACACGTTCTAATCAAAGAGTGTGAAAAACTTCGCTACTATATTAAAGGCTTTCATGACACGCTCAACCAGAACAAGCGTGAGACTATGTTTATCGAGCTACTTGAGAGAGTAGATCCAAACGACGCAAAACTATTATGTGCTATTAAAGACAAGAAGATGCCGTTCAACGGTATCACACTTCAACATGTAAAAGAAGGACTACCGGGGTTAATCAATGAGTAAATCGACTTTGAAGAAATTTAGAAAGAATGACTTCAGCGAGAATGAAGAGTTTAATCATTCGACGAGTGCGTATCTCGTAAAGAGAAAAGAAAAAAGAGTAGAGCACGCTCTTCGCACTAAGAACATCGATGAGCTTCTAGAAGCTGAAGACGATTACAACGAAGAATACGACAAAGATTGGTTTGAAAAGTAATGCCTATTTACAGACTACTTAACACACAGACACAAGAAGAGTGGGAAGAGTTCATGACGATCTCTGAGATGGAAGCAAAGATCGAGAAGTACCCTCACGTTCAAGTTCTCATCAACGGCGCACCTATGGTCGTTGGCACGATGGGAAAGAATTCTCACATGGCTAAGAAGAAGCCGCTCGACGCGACTTCTATAAAGAAACCATATCTAGACTCGACGAGCGTTTAAATGCCTACTTACAAGTTTCTAAACAATGACACCGGTGAAGAGTATGAGGAGTTCATGTCGATCTCCGCACTTGATACGTATTTGGATGAAAATCCAAATGTCACTCAACTAGTAAACGGAGCTCCTTTGATCTCTTCTGGCAGAGGTATGGCAAAACCCGACGCGGGTTTCCGTGACTTGCTTAAAAATATTAAGAAAGAGCATTCTAAAGGTTTTACAAGGAGCACCGTGAATACGTTTTAGTAAGGGCAGTAATGGAAGACGAACCAAGAACAAGAAGATTAACGCGCAGGGAAAAGAGACTTCTTAGACAAGGAAACGATCATCATCAACAAAAAGACAACTATCAAGAAAAGTTAAACTATAGACTTAAAAACATAGAACCGCTAACTGACAATCAAAGATTGACGTTTAACGCGTTTGAAGACGAAAAGAATCTCATGCTACATGGGATTGCTGGTACCGGTAAATCTTTCTTATCTATGTACCTTTCTCTTAAACAGATATTAAGCGGTTCTGAACTCTATAAAAAGATAGTTATAGTTCGTACTGTTGTTCCAACTAGAGACATGGGTTTTCTTCCAGGTAATACTAAAGAGAAGACCAAAGTGTATGAAGCCCCATACTATGCTATATGTACTGAGTTGTTTGGCCGCGGAGACTCTTATGAGTATTTAAAGAGTAAGGGTTTAATTGAGTTTATATCTACCTCGTTCATCAGAGGTATTACGCTGAATGACTGTATAGTCATTGTCGATGAGATGCAGAACGCCACACTACACGAGTTAGACTCTGTCATCACGCGTATTGGCCATAACTGTAAGATTATATTCTGTGGCGACTTTAGACAGACTGACTTTACTAGAGAGCATGAGAAGAATGGTCTAACAGACTTCATGCACGTGGTAAAGAGAATGAGATCTTTTGAGTTAATAGATTTTGATGCAGATGACATTGTCAGATCTGCTCTTGTTAAAGAGTACATCATTCTTAAAGATAAGATGAAGATCATAACATGAGTAACACGTACTTTGTTCCATCTTATTGGCCGTCACCCGAATATGGAAAGATCAGCACTTTCACATATAAAGCGGTTGATGGATCAATGTCCGACATCGTTGCATACTTCTTATTATCAGATGATAAGAAAGACATGCTGTATGTAGAGTACAATTCTGTCATGCAGTGGCAGGATACTTGGTATATGAGATATACTCCAGGACAGGGTATAATGGAATGGAGAGACGATTATCCTAAGGGTGGACTATTTGGCGGCCGCAAAAAGGTCGTGATGAACCCACCTATAGGTTGGGGTGAGTGGGCGACTATAGGAAACTTCTATCAGAATCGCCCTAAGATGGATCCGCTGTCGTGTAATCCTCCGGCCTTTCAGACTGGGACGCAGACGGTGATATGGGAGTCCTGGCTGCCTGAGCTCACTCTGAGCAACGGCGATAAATACCTAGACATTCTTACTATAGTCTATCAACAATCTTGGGGTAAGACTACGACCGGCGCAAGATATTATTTGGCAAAAGGAATTGGTCCTATTGCTCTTCAGTGGGTAGCACCATCTCCAAGCAGACCGGGTAATTATATTACCACTGCTAGAATGGATGCGAAATATACGGTGATTAATGGGTACCAGAAAGATATTCAAGCATAACTTAGTTCCTGAAGTAAGTCTAACTACAGAGAACACTGATAATGGAAGATTCTATGTGTTACCGGACGGAAGTAAATTTCGTTCGGTGACTACAGTTTTAGGTGAAAAGCTCGATAAGACTGGTCTTTTAGAATGGAGGAAGAGAGTTGGAGAAGAGCAAGCTAATAAGATTTCCACACAAGCGGCTAGACGTGGTACCTCAGTCCACTCCATGGCTGAGAGATACGTACTCAATGAAGAAGATTATATCAAGGGAGGAATGCCTTCTGGTGTGGACGCTTTCCATTCTATTAAACATCTTCTTGATAAGCATGTTGATAACCTTCTCGGTATAGAACTACCGCTGTATTCTAAAGTGTTGAAGACGGCGGGAAGGTGCGATCTCATCGCAGAGTTCGACGGGGTGCCTTCAGTTATAGACTTTAAGACGTCTCGCAAACTAAAGAAAGAAGAGTGGATCGAGTCCTACTTTCTCCAGACTACCGTCTATTCTATGATGTTCGAATGGATGTATAAGATTGCGATTCCACAGATAGCAATAATGATAGCTGTAGATCATGAAGAACCACAGCTGTTTGTTAAAAATAGATCTGATTATGTCGCAAGAGTAATAGAAATATTTACTACTTAACTTCGTGCTTTTCCATATCTCTGAGAAGATTAAAGTCTTTCTCATCTTTATAAGGTGTCATGTCAAGACTGGATGACACCTTTTGAAGTTTCTCGTGTGAACATCCCTTTATGAACTTATTATAGTGCTTCTCGTACGCACTCCACTCCAGCCCACCTTTAGCTACAGCTTCTTTTTCCTGCTCCATAGCTATATGATGGGCGTGCTGATAGTCTAATCCAAATAGATCTATAAGCGCTTTCTCTGTCTTCTCATGAACTAAGAGATAAGGCTCAATATCATGCTCGTCTTTCATCTTTAATAGATGACGATCCACGAAGATAGTCTTACCATCCTTTGAATAACCAGCAACGTATGGCACGTCATGATTTCTATCTATGTTGACTTTTTCTGCCATACGCTGCTTGAACTTAGGATCATTTACATACTTGTGAATCTTGAATGAATGCATTACTCAACTCTTCTAATGTATTAATGTTAGAATCTCTTTCTAAAATACTAAACAACTCATGCTCATCTTTTGACCAGTTCTCTCCATCCCACCATTCGAACCCGCTAAAGTTCATTTTATAGATAGAGTTCATTCCATATACCGGCCCGATATAAAGATATTTATGCCCAAGCGCTCTAGTTGCTTCTATCTCATAGTCTACTAGATATTTGCCTATAGAAGCTTTTGGCTCAGAATAATCCCATACAGTAAATTGACTCTCGATACCACCGTCATACTTTACCATCTTGGTGTATGCCACTAGTTCTTTATCTTTATTATATACGAATACCCCAGAACTTCTTTCCATATCTGTTTCTAATGGATAGAACTTTTTAAACTTCTTAATCTCTAAAAACCTATTATATACTTTTAGAACAGAATCATCTATTATAAACTTATCTTTATATTCAAAAGAGTAATTCTTTACTTTCTTCTTTGAACTAGAAGAATTAATCTGATTTATATATTCATCGACATTTATTCTAGACGATCTGCAAGTATACCATACATTATCATACACCAGCCAGCCTTTATCAAGGGCTTCTGATTCTTTTGATGTTTCTAGGTCAAGCGATAGTTTGATAATCTGTAAGTCTAGATCTTCTTGATTGCCGAAGAAATGGCTTATCTTAGTTTTCATCTTCCCTTTCTCTGTTGAATGAGCATAATCTATTCAACAGAGACAAGTTTAAGGCGCACGCTGCCTACTATTTATACAAAAAGAAAACCGACTCTTGATCTTTTGATCAGAGGAGTCGGCCTTGTTAATACTATTTATATAAAAATTATTTTGTGAAATAACCATTCACGACAACAACTCTACCATCTACTTCTAGTAGAATAGGACTAATTGCTTTACTTGCTGCTTTCGTGGTAGTTGGAGTGGCATTAACAGCCTGGCAGATTATCTGTGCAATTTGAGCTGCAGTTAGAACTGTTGAAGATGCATTTAGAACTTGAGCGATCGTAGTTGCAGCAGGAACAAATCCACAAGCAGTCTTTGTGACAGCGGCGACGTCATTAACGACAGTTGTGGTCGTTGATATGACTGTGCCGGTTGAGGGCGCATTACAACCAGCAACTGCCAGTCCTAAAGCACCTGCTGTTAGTAGTGCAATATATTTTCTCATCTCATTCTCCTTGATTATTTGGAACCCAACCATATAGCATATCCCAATGATATCCAGGAACATCGTATGGTTGAGCGGGATGCGTGTGTTTAGATAAAAATATTAGAAATTCTATAACACCAACCGCTAAAGCGGCTTGTGGTACAAATGGAGCGATAATCTTCGCTACATCTTCTGCCGTAGTTAATACAGCCAGCTGTTCGTCTTTATTTTCGATTATTTTTACTAAACTAGACCAATCAATATCTTTTACAAGTTCTAACGCCTGAATGATCTGGCTCATTGTTACTGAGCCAGATGGAATATGAAGAGCACCTTTATGCTCCGATAGATTGTTTACAATATATTGGGTCATTTATTTCTTTTTTATAACTGGTTTTGGATTTGGCTTTGGTGGGTCGGTATATAACGCTTCTTTGACAGTGGTGATCTGAGTGATCGATCTCATGATTGCCATGATCACGGCAGACGCAAGAGCTACCCAACCGGCTTTTGGATCGTTAAGAAAACCATTCCAGTCATACTGTGCAAGAACACCAAAAACTGCGATTAGTGTGGCAACAATATATGTCTTATAACCATTTAACATAATATTATCTCCTTAGATGATAAAACCACTTCACGTGGATACGCTATTTATACTAATAAATTTTCTATCCTCGTCGGTAGAAAATATTACTTTTTTA